GCGTTCGCAGTTCACTCTTGTACGGTCTGCGCAGGCTGTGAGGGTGATGGCGAGCAGGCTAATCAGGGCTAGGCGTTTCATCGGTTGCCTCCATTGTCCAGCCTGTTGCGAGTAGGGCTTCGTATTCTTCGTCTGTCATTTCTCGGGTTGTCCCGATGTCGTCTATTTGTATCTTTGGTCGTGTCATGGTTTAGCCCTTTCGGTATCCGTAAACGCTAATAGTGCCACCTGTAAGAGTGCCTGTATTGGTTATATAAGAAAACCCAGTAGCCGATGTTGTTGAGGTGCAAAGCCCTGAGAAGTTGTAGTAACCAGTTGTAGAAATACCAGCCATATTCAACATAAATTTCTGTTGGCTTAGAAAAGGTGAAATGACATCAAAACTTGTTGTGTATCTAGTTGCATTGACACTCCCAACTAGCCATTGCACAGCCAATGCTGGGCCGTAAGCGTTTAGGGTTGCAGTACCTGGCGTCATAAAATAGCCCACAGTTTGGTAGTTACTACCTGTAATGCCTGTGAATTGAAAACTAGCGTCAGTACCGACGCTGTTAGTTCCCCCAGAAATAATTATTTTGTAGTTGTCATAAGTTGCGCTAAAAGCATCTGCAACGGGAACGCTTGCGACTCCTGTCCCGATTGTTACTTGCTTGACAAATACCAACCCTGAGTTGGCTAGGTAGGTGTTGGTGTCGCTTGCTGTGAGCACCTCACCAGTAGTAAAAGTCTTTATAGCCATGTTTAGTATCCTAACTTGTTGTTATTAAGCGTGCCGAAAACGGTCGAATTGAGTATGAGGTAGTTATTCAAATCAGCACCCGACAGGTAAAACGTGTAACGGCTCGACTCAGGAGTAGCCGTCACTCTCACACCCTCAATAATTGACTGGTACACCGTGCCACGGAAAGTGACCGACACCCTCGCCCCAATCACAAAACCAAACGTTGTGAGACCCATGTAGTCCATCTCAAAAGAACTCTGAGCCTCAGCCAAACAAGACACACTGGTCAAAGCAAACTTCTGTGTGCCGTACTGACTCAACAAAAAGTTGGCCTGGTCGAGAGCCTGACCGGTAGAAGCCGAAAGGCTGTTCACCGTGTAAGTACGAAACGGCGCAACAGCACCCACATTGGTGACGGTCTGGGCTGCGAAGTTTGCAGGGTCAACTGTTACCTGTGTGTAGAAGTTGTCTGACAGCGCACCAAAATCCACTTGGTCATACACCTGATTAGTGGCGTTGTTAGCCACATCAGAGAAGTTCACTGTGCACACACGATCGTTATAAGGGCCGTTGCAAAGAATAAAGTTGGGCCCTGTAGCGTCAGCCATACGTCCATTCAAAGTAACTAGCGATGCGTTTATCCAGTCGCCCCAAGTGCCCGACACCGTTGATGAACCCATTGCAGGTGACGTTGGCTCGGTGCTAATAACTAAACCTGACTCCACACCAGCTGCAGTGCATTGGTTAGCAAAAGTATCTGCAGCCATTGCATAATTCAGACCTGACATTCTTGAGGCTTCAGCAAAACTGCCTTCAAGGGTCACATTGAGATAGTCGGCCTGACCGACACCAGATGCAAACGGTATGCCATAGGTGACGCTCACATCTTTTATGTTTGCGTGAAACATCGCATAGTTACCGTCTGTCGTGTTCGGCCCCCAAATACGCACATAAGTACCCGGCACCATTGCCGTGTTAGGTGTGGCGTATCCAGTCGGATAACGAATCGTCAGCGACCCTGTTGAAGCGCTGTACTGGTCAAGCATGAATTGCCTGCCGATGCTGAACGAGATGTTCTGAACATCGTCTAACTCAACCCATGTGCCTGTGTTGGCTGTAGTTGAATACTCGACTTTGTAGTTGTACGGCATCAGAAAGCGTTATTTGTTTTGATTGGGATAGAGCCGTTCTGACGCATGTAAGTACGCAACGCTGCCACCACTGCGTTAGGGTCGCCACCACTCACGTTGATAGTCACACTGTTGCCACCCATCTGCCCCATGCGATCTAATGGGATTACAGCCTCGGGACCTTTCTCACCAATCATCGCGAGTATGCCCCCTGGCGTATTTACGATGCCACCCTCAGCGAGCATTGGAATGTTAGGCACATCGAAGCCCTTGCCACCGAGGCCAGGCACCCAGCTCGGAACTTTGAAAGACAATTTACCGATGGTGTTATTCCAGAGGGTAGCAATGCCGTTGAAAATGCCCTTATAGAAGCCGAGCAAAGTCTCAAAGTAGCTTTTGATTACGCCAATGCTAGAAGTGACCACGGTATTGATGACACTAAAAATGCTGTCCACAATGTTGCGAAAGCCCTCAAACTTTTTGTAGGCCAGCACTAAACCAGCCACCAAAGCAGCAATAGCAATAACCATGAGTGCAATGGGGTTGGCAGACATGACAAGGTTAAACGCTGCCTGGGCAACTGTCGCTGCGATGGTGTATGCAGCTTGCAATTTGAGGTAGGCGTTATAGGCAAGAATGATGCCAGCGAGCGTGCCGATGACACCAGCCACTGCCAAAAATGCTGTGGTGTTCTCACTAGCAAAATTGCCGAGCGCAGCGAATACCGGCAGTACAGCATTTACTGCAGGCAAAAGTGCAGCGCCTATTGACTCTTTGGTTTCTTGCAGGCTAATACTGAGGCGTTTGAATTGCCCCTGAGCAGTATTTGCAGCTGTCGATGCAGCACCACCTGTGGCTGTGCCGATGGCGTACATAACGTCCTCAAACGATGCTCCGTCCTCGATCATCTGTCGGTATTCGGGTGCCAACTTGGCTAGGGCTTTGAGGTTGCCACCGTAGGCCTTCTCTAAGGTTTTTGTGACTGTCGCCAGTGGTATGCCTTTTTGCGCTGCAATGTCCATTGCTGCACTTGCTAGTTTTTGCGCTTCACTGACCGAGCCTGTAGCGCGAACAAGGCCAGCCAAAGCAGGGCGTAGCTCATCATCGGTTACGCCTAGCAACCTGCCCTGTGCAGAAATAAAATCCTCAACACCAGCGACCTGTGCATCGGTTGCGCCAGTGGTTGCTTTAAGTTGGCGTGACAATTCAGCTTGCGATGCAGCGTCCTCGATTGCTGCTTTAGTAGCGTCACCGAGGGCAACAGCTAAACCAGCCACTGCTGCAGCTGCAGGTAGCGCTGCCTTCTTGAGGGCGAAATTTGCCTTGGCTCCCACGGTGCTGAGGCTCTGAAATTCCTTCACTGCACGGTCAATTCCCTTCGAATTGAACTCGCTTACGATTGGTATGTAAACAGCCATTAGCCGAGTGTCCTGTTCACCTGATTGAGCACTTGCTCAATGGCCTGCAAAATGTCTTTAGTGGCTTGGCCATAGATGTATTCACGCTGTCGCCACATGCCACGCTGGGCAGGGCCGTAAGCCATTGTGAGGTAACTCGAAAATTGGCCTGTGTCGCCACGCAAACCTGCCATGTCAAAAATGGCACCACCGGCATCTTTTTGAATAAGCGTCACCAGTGGGAACGAGCCACGCTGGCTACGGCCACCCACCTGAATGGTTACACCCTTGCGTACTTTCTTAGGGTCATACGCAAGACGACCTGTGCCTTTCTTAGATGGCCCCATGCCCGACAATGGAGGCACGCCAGGGTAAGTCTGAGCCACGCGACTCACCATCTCAGCGCCACTAGCTTTGATCTGGTTCACGGCCTTGAACTTGGTTTTACTGTCAATCTTTTGTAGTTCAGCCAGCGCTGCCTTTAGGCCGTAAATCTCGGTGCTTGCTGTAACGCTCATTTGGCCTTTTTCCTCTGCTCATTGATAATACTAATGCAGGTGTTCAGGTCGGGTACATCAAACTCTATTTGTGGTGGCCACCAGCCACACTCGACTAGCAGTGTTGCTAGGGAATGTCGGTAGGTGCCACCTCGGTAGGGTTTGCATCTGGTTGCTCGATCACCTCAAGATTGACTAGCTGCTTTATAAAGTCATCAAGCATTAGAGGCACAGTTACTGCACCTTGCTGTTTGCTTGCCTCGTGAGCCATGTATGCCAAGTCCTCAATACCGAGGCCACCATCTTGTATCTGGCTAATTTTGCGCTTGTATTTGCGCTCCCACATAACGATTGTGTAGAGGTTCGTGGTGACTGTGTAGTCACCCGAGCCGATGTTTACGAGCATGGTTAGTTGCATGTCGGGTCTGCTTTCTATTTAGGGTTTATGGCGATGTAATGTCGCGTGCGAATGAGCCACCGGTGAAAGTAACCTCAAACATTGAGAGCTCACCGTAGGAGCCTGTGATTGGCGTGAACGATGCGAGCATGGTGTTTGTGATGGTGTACTCAGGGTTAGACGCTGACTCGGTAGCACCTGCAGGTGAAATAACGATTGTTGAGGTACCTGTGCCGAGAGCAGCAAAAAGGGTGGCCTCAACTGAGGTTGAACCGTAGTAGGCGTAGCAGGTCAATGTAACTTCGCACTGTTGGAGCCCCTTCACGAAATAATGGGCAACATCTCCAAAGCTAGTGCTCTCTAAACTGTCATAGCCCACCGAAATTGAGGCCGATGAAGTTACCGAGGTTGCGTCAAACAGTGTGCCAGATGTGGCAGGCGTAATTGTCACTGTTGGGTTTGTGAGATAGGTGGTAGTGCTGGTGGCCATTTTCAGTCCTTTGGTGTTAGGTGTTGTCGGCCACCAGTGATGCTTTTATTATGTCAGATTTTACTAGGGCAGGTGAGCATTAT